TCCTGAAGGTCCTTGGTGCAAGAAGGGGGATTGGGTAATCTTTGCGCGTTATGCAGGAAGCCGAATTCAAATCGATGGCGGGGAGGTTAGACTTCTAAATGATGATGAAGTATTAGCCACAGTGGAAGACCCCGAAGATATCTTCCATCAATTTTAACATAGGAGAAGACTATGCAAGAACAAGAAAAAACAGTTGACATAGATACATCTGGTCCAGGTGCCGAGGTTGAATTACCGGAGGAACAAACATCTGAATCAAACATAGAGGTATCAAATGACACTGAAAACAATACTGAGTCCAATGACTCAGCTGAGAAATCTGATGAGCAGTCTACTGTTCAAGCAGACACAACCACGGACCAAGAAACAGAAGAAAATAAAGTTGACGAAGAAAAAAAGAAAGAATTAGAAGATTACTCTGAAGGAGTAAAAAGAAGAATAGCGAAGTTAACTAAAAAAATGCGTGAGGCAGAAAGAAGAGAAGCTGCTGCTTTAGAATACGCAAAAAAAGTTCAAACCGAGCAAGAACTTCTTAAGTCCAAATATTCTAAATTAGATACAGGTTATGTATCTGAAATGGAAAATAGGATTAAATCTTCTATGGAAGCTGCGGCTAGTAAATTAGCTAAAGCTAGAGAAGATGGCGATTTAAAATCTGAGATTGCTGCTCAAACTGAGATATCAAGACTTGGTTATGAAGAAGCAAGACTTATGGAGTTAAAAGCCAGACCTGAACAAAAAGTTGAAGAAAAGGAAATAAAACAGCCTCAAATTCAACCTCAAATTCAGGAACAACCGATCAATCCAGATCCAAAAGCTCAACAATGGGCTCAAAAGAACACATGGTTTGGTCAAGATGAAGCCATGACTTACACTGCATTTAGCCTACATAAAAAGCTAGTTGAAGATGAAGGTTATGACCCACAAACGGACGAGTATTATTCTGAAATTGATAAAAGAATAAAACTTGAATTTCCGCATAAATTTGATAGTGTAAGTAGAAATACGACTAGCAAACCTACTCAAGTTGTTGCTTCGGCAAACAGAAGTAGTAAACCTGGTCGCAAATCTGTACGACTCACACCGTCACAGGTAGCAATAGCTAAAAAATTAGGTGTGCCACTTGAAGAATATGCGAAACAATTAAATATAATCACGAAGGAGTAAAAGCATATGAGTAATGAAAACGAAAAAAGAGCTTCTCGTGCGAGTCAGACTAGAGAAAAAGAAGCTCGAAAAAAAGTCTGGACTCCACCGTCATCTTTAGATGCACCCCCTGCCCCTAACGGGTATCGACATAGATGGGTAAGAGTAGAATCTATGGGTTTCCAAGACACTAAAAACGTCGCTGGAAGATTAAGATCAGGTTACGAAATGGTTCGTGCTGATGAATACCCAGATTCGGATTATCCAATCATTGAAGATGGAAAATACAAGGGAGTGATCGGAGTTGGTGGCCTTGTGCTGACAAGGGTACCGGAAGAGATCGCAAAGTCGAGATCTGATTATTTTGCACAGCAAGGTATGGATCAAGACAAAGCAGTTGAAAACGATCTTATGAAGGAACAGCACCCAAGTATGCCGATCAATCAAGATCGACAGACACGTGTAACCTTCGGTGGCTCAAAGAAGAGTTAATTTTTTAACTATTCCTAACCATCAAAGGATAAACTAAACTAAATGTCTAATAGGAGGACACAACTATGGCAAATAAAGACGCCGCTTTCGGATTGAAAGCAATAGGAAAAGTTGGTCAGAATGGAGACAACCAAGGTTTATCCGAGTACAGCATTGCAGCTTCTGCAACAGCTATTTATCAATGGGACCCAGTTGAAATGTTAGCAACTGGAACTATTGGTGTAGCGGCAGCAGGCGATGTTTTATTAGGATCACTTAACGGTGTTTTCTATACTGACGCTTCAACAAGTAAACCCACATGGGCTAATCACTTAGCTGCATCTAACACTGCAACAGACATTGTTGGATTTGTAGCTGATGATCCCTATGAGAGGTTTGAAATACAAAGTGCTGGTACAGTAGCCCAAACTAATATTGGTAACTGTGCTGACATCGTGTATGCAGCAGGTGGAGCGCCAAATTATGTTTCAGGAGTAGAAATTTCTGGAACTATGGCAGCAACTGCAGCTCAGTTAAAAATAATCGGAGTTTCAAAAGACCCTGAGAATAGCGAATTAGGTTCAGCTAACGCGAACGTAGTTGTTACTATCAGTGAACACTTCTTGAAACAAACAGCCGGAATATAAGGAGTATAAATTATGGCGATATCACGATCACAACTAGTTAAAGAACTAGAGCCAGGTTTGAATGCTTTATTCGGTCTGGAATATAAACAATACGAAAACCAACACGAGCAAATCTATACGAAGGAAACTTCGGACAGAGCTTTTGAAGAAGAAGTGATGTTATCAGGTTTCGCTCAAGCACAGGTTAAACCTGAGGGTTCTGGTGTGACTTTTGACAATGCTCAAGAGACTTTCACAGCTAGATACACTCACGAGACTGTAGCTTTAGCGTTCTCAATCACTGAAGAAGCGATTGAAGATAACTTGTATGACAGATTGTCTTCAAGATATACAAAAGCGTTAGCTCGTTCAATGGCACAAACAAAACAAGTTAAAGCTGTTAATCCTTTAATTCAAGGATTACCAACTACTGATGGTTTTGATTCAGGTGACGGTGTTTCTTTATTTAACACAGCTCACCCAACAATCGCTGGTAGTTACAAAAACACTTTAACTACTCAAGCTGACTTAAACGAAACTTCTCTTGAGCAGTCTTTAATCGACATTGCTGCGATGACTGATGAGAGAGGTCTTAAGATCGCTGCTAAAGGAATGAAAATGATCATTCCAAGTGAATTACAATTCACAGCAGAGAGATTAATGAAGTCTGCACAAAGAGTTGGAACTGCTGATAATGATATCAATGCAATTGGTTCTATGGGAATGATTCCACAAGGTTATGTGGTTAACAACTTCCTAACAGATACTGATGCGTTCTACATCATTACAGACGTGCCAAATGGTATGAAGTATTTCGAAAGATCACCTATTTCTACTAAGATGGAAGGTGACTTCGATACTGGTAACATGAGATACAAAGCTAGAGAAAGATACTCATTTGGTGTATCTGACCCTAGAGGTATCTTCGGTGTTGAAGGTGCTTAATACTTTCGAGTATTAATTATTTTGAAGGGGCCCTTGATGGGCCCCTTCTTTTTTGATAGAAAGAGAAACTTATGAAACAAAAATATCTAATTAAAATCTTTACTAAATATCTTCAAACTAAATTTGAAATTGAAAGTGATAAAGCAATAAATGCTGTTGAAGAGCTACATCCCCATATCATTGACTTTCTAGGAAAATCTGATATAGATTGGGAAGAAAATGATTTACAATATACAAGTACTGTAAATGATTTTTATATAACCTATGAGGAGGTTTATAATGGCTCAGGACAACATGGTACTGTTCGCCAAGAAACTCAAACTCGAGTCTAGATGGAACGAGTTGTTTCTTGAAAACAAAGGGCAGATAACACCAGAAATGTCTGTTTTAGGTGATGAGATCAAAACTGTTATTAGATCAATCATTAAAAAACAGGAAGAGCAGGTCCATACCAACGAAAAAGATTACGAAGTACATCTTTACGCTGGTTAATTAAGACCACACATCGCTAAAAAAGATCTTTTTTCTGTAGGGATTTCTTGCACTATTTTTAAATCTATTGTATAAAATAATCACTATACAATTTAACTAGAACATAGACGCGTATAGTCGACGGCCTAGAGACTATGTTCGAAAACTAGGAGGATATAATTATGGCAAACACTACATTTTCAGGTCCACTGAACACTAACACTGTTGTTGGATTAAATGTTTACACAGTTGCTACAGCACCAGATGGTGTTGAAGGACAAATCGCATATTTCTCAAACGGAGCTGCTGGAAATCCAATTCTTGCATTTTACGACGGTTCTAACTGGAAAAGATGTGACACTGGTGCGACAATCGCAGCAGCTTAATAAATAATTATAGAGCTCCTTCGGGAGCTCTTAAAATTAGGAGAATATAAAATATGAAATCAGATGTAAAAGCAGTAAGAGTTACTGGAACAGGTTCTGTATTCGCTGGAAGAACAAGACTTAGAGGAATTATTCTTTCTAACTCAACAGCAAGCGCTGGATCTATAACTTTACAAGATGGAAATTCAGTTACACAATTTATTGGTGATGCACCAGCAGGTGACGTATTTGCATTTAATATTCCAGAAGATGGAATTTTATTTGTTGATGGCATGACAGTTTCTGCATTCACAAGTTTAACTGCTGCGACTATATTATTAGACAAGTAGGAGGTCTAAATGGCTAACACTACTTCAGGTACAACAACTTTTGAAAAAGGTTTTTCTATATCGGATATAGTAGAAGAAGCTTATGAAAGAATTGGTATTCAAGGAGTGTCTGGATATCAATTAAAAGGAGCAAGACGCTCATTAAATATAATGTTCCAAGAATGGGCTAATAGAGGTCTTCATTATTGGGAGGTTAGAAACAACAATATAACTTTAGTAAATGGTCAAGCGACTTATACAATGTATCGTTCGTCAAGTGATGGAACTTCTGACGCCACTAGTATATATGGCGTTGATGATATATTGGAGTGCTCTTATAGGAATGCATCTTCTATAGATACACCTCTTACAAAAATTTCAAGAAGTGATTATCAAGCTCTATCAAACAAAACATCTACAGGACAACCTGTACAATATTTTGTACAAAGATTTATAGATAAAATTACAATTACTTTATATCTAACACCTGGCTCAAGTGAAGCCGGAAATTTTATTAATTACTATTACACAAAAAGAATTGAAGATGCAGGTGCATATACTAATGATGCAGATGTACCCTATAGATTTGTACCGTGTATGTTAGCGGGACTTGCTTATTATTTAGCTATTAAATTTTCTCCTGAAAGAGTACAAGCATTAAAACTTTTATATGAAGATGAACTTAATAGAGCTTTACAAGAAGATGGTTCTTCAACAAGTTCATTTATAACTCCAAAAACTTATTATCCAAATGTCTAATTTATCTAGAGGAAAATACGCACAAGCAATATCAGATAGAAGTGGTCAAGCATTTCCATATTCTGAAATGGTTACAGAATGGAATGGGGCCTTTGTCCATGTTTCAGAGTTCGAGCCTAAGCATCCACAGTTAGAGCCTAGAAGATTCACGGCTGACGGACAAGGTTTACCAAAAGCTAGACCAGCAAGAGTAGAACCTGCTACACCTAATTTATTATCAGGAAATCCATTTACTATAACATCAGGATCTGGAACTATTTCTGTTTATGAACCAAGCCATGGAAGATCTACTGCAGATATAGTTGTTTTTCGAAATGTAGATGGAAGTCCTGGAGGATTAGCGTATTCATTGTTTGAAGATTCAAACGGATATGCTATAACAGTCGTAGATACAAATAATTATACTTTTAATTTAGGAAGTACACCAACTGTATCTGGAAAATTTGGAGGAAGTCTTGTTACAGCTGGACCTGTAACATTAACACCATAATATGGCATATACTTTAGCAAACTTACAAGATGATATTAGAAACTATACAGAGGTGGATAGCTCTGTTTTATCAAATGGTATATTAAATACTATAATTAAAAATGCTGAAAACCGAATTTATAGAGAGGTAGATTCTGATGATAATAGATTTTATGCTACATCAAATTTACAATCTGGAAATAGATATGTCACTATTCCATCTGATTTAAGATTTATTAGATATTTACAATTAACGGATTCATCAGGCAATCAAGTATTTTTAGAAAAAAGAGATACATCTTTTATGGCTGAATATTATAATACTCCTGGTACTCAATCAGGATTACCAAAGTATTATGCCAATTGGGATGCAAATTATTGGGTAGTAGCACCAACACCGGATAGCACTAATTTAATTACTATGGCTTATACAAAACAACCAGATTCCATAACAGCTTCACCAGGAAGCACTCAAGGCACTTATACAAGTAATAAATATCAGGATTTACTTTTGTATGCATCTCTGGTAGAAACATATGGATACTTGAAAGGTCCTGCAGATATGGTACAATACTATGAGCAGGCTTATTCAAAAGCAGCGAATTCGTATTCTATCGAACAACAAGGTAGAAGACGTCGGGACGAATGGCAAGATGGTGTAGTTCGTTCCACTATGAAATCTGAATCACCATCAAAATACTAAGGAGATAAAAAATGGCTAATATAGTACCTGACTCTTTTAAAACAGACCTACTTGGTGGTGTGTTTGATTTTGATTCTGGAGGATCAACTTTCAAACTTGCACTTTATACATCATTAGCTGGTTTCAGTACTGCCACTACAGCTTATACAACTACTAACGAAGTTTCTTCGTCTGGTACAAACTATACAGCGGGTGGAAATACTTTAACTAATAACGGTGTAGCAATATCAAGTAACATTGCATACGTTGACTTTGCAGACTTAACTTTTAGTTCTGTAACTTTAACTGCAAATAGTGCTCTGATTTATAAAGGAACTTCTAATGAAGCAGTATTAGTTTTAGATTTCGGCGGAGACAAAACAGCGACTAACGGTGATTTCGTTATTCAGTTTCCAACTGCTGATTCATCTAATGCAATCATTAGACTTGGCGACGCGTAATAAAATTTTGGAGTAGAAATGGCTTTAGTAATTAACGATAGAGTTAAAGAAA